AGGCGGAGGAACTCGAACGGGCGCTCTCGTCGCTGCGGCAGAAGCTCCTGGACGCGGCCGGTGCGGCCGACAAGTTTGGGCGAGAGGCCAGCGACTTCGCCGAGCAGCAGCGCCTGGGCGGCGGGGGCGGCGGCGCTGGCATCGTGGCCGAGGCGCAGGGTCTGGCGCGCTCGATCCGGCTCGAAGGCGGGAAGGCGGACACCTCGTCGCTGATCGCCCGCGTGGCAAACAGCCGGGCCGCGGAAGCTGGCCCAGACATCGCCGCGATCCGCCGGCAGGAGACGCAGCAGCGCAAGCTGATCGACACCATCGGCCAGACCCGCGACGAGGTCGTGGCGGCCGAGGTGGCGCAGGAGGCGCTCGACTTTCGCTTCCAGCGGTTCGGCACGATCACGACGCCGGCCGTCGAGAAGGCGGTCAAAGACTACGCGACGGCGCTGCGCGGCGCCAAGGACGCCCAGAACGCCCTGGCCGATGCCAAGTTCGTCCAGGGTATGCGGGACCAGATCGCCGTCATGATGGCCGGCAACCGGGTGCTGGCCCAGGGCGACTACGCCGTCCGCCGGGCCGAGGCCGAGGCGCGGGCCCGACAGGCCGACCGCGATCGCCCTGGCGCCGGCGCCATGCAGATGCAGCAGTTCGAGATCGGGGAATCCCGCTCGATCGAACAGCGGCTGCAGTCCATGCGCGAGCAGCGGAGCTTGACCGAGAGGCTGGCCCTGCTGCCGGACCGCTGGGATCGCCGGAGCGAAGAGCTGGACTTCCGGATTCGGCAGGCGCAGCGCGGCGTCTCGCCCGAGCGGGCGGCGGAACTTGAGCGCGAGATGCGAGCCGAGGAGGCGGCCAGGATCAGGCTGGACGACGCTCAGGCCGTGCGGGGCGTCAACGAAAGCACGGCGCTCACCCGCGGGACGCTCAACGCCGTGCGTGGCGGGGCCAGCGGCTTCGAGCTGCGGCGGTTGCAGGCCGAGCTGCGAGCGCGTCAGGCAGAGCAGCAGAACCGCGGCATGTCCAGCGCGCTGGAACGGCAGTTCGTCGCCCAAGAGCAGATGTCGACCGAGCAGATGCTGGCCGACATGCGCATGCGCACGGCAGAGACCAGGGAGCTGACGGCCGCGCCTGTGTTCGCAAAACGCCAGACAGGTCTTAACCAGCGCATCCGTCAGGCGCAGCGCAACGCCATGCCGGAGTTCGCCGGCCAGATCGATCAGGCGATGCGCGCCGAGGACGAGGCGCAGCTCACGGCCCAGCTCAACGAGCAGGCGCAGGCCATGCGCGATCAGCTTCGGCTGCAGGAGGACCAGCTCCTGATGACCACCTTCGAAAAAGACGAGATCGTCATCCAAACGGCCCTGTTCGCCAAGCGGAACGAGCTGATCCAGCAGGGCGTCTCGCTGCAGAGCACTCAGGCTCGGGAGCAGCTTCGGCTCACCGAGGAGGTGGCGCGCGGCAACGTCCGGCTGGAAAAGGCGCAGCAGGAGGCCCAGGCCTGGAAGAGCATCTGGGACGAGGCGGGCCAGGGTGTCACCAACTCGCTCTCGAACGCCTTCCTGTCGGCCTTCGACAAGAGCAAGAAGGCCGGCGATGTGCTGCGCCAGGGCCTGTCGGACACCTTCCGCAAGATGGCCGCCGACATCATGGCGCAGGCGCTGAAGCCGCTGCAGGACGCGCTGTTCAACATCGCCAAGACCATCGGCGCGTCGATCGTGAGCAGCATCGCCGGCCCCAGCGTTCCGCTGGCGGCCTACCCCGGCGCGGCGAACGGCGCCTACTTCGCGGGCGGCCGGGCGAGCTTCGCCTATGGCGGGGTGGTCAACAGCCCGACCATGTTCCGCTTCGCCCAGGGCGGGGTGATGCGGCCGGGGATCATGGGCGAGGCCGGGCCCGAGGCCATCATGCCGCTGCGACGCGGGCCTGACGGCCGGCTGGGCGTCTCGGCGGCCGGTGCCGGGGGCGGCGGCGGGAGCACCTACAACATCTCGGTCAATGTCGACGCCTCGGGGCGCAGCAGCAGCCAGGAGGCGCAGGGCGGCGACGCGGCCGACAATCGCGGCCAGCGCCTGGGCGAGGTCGTGGCGTCCGCCGTCCGGGCCGAGATCATCCAGCAGCAGCGCCCGGGCGGGCTGCTGGCCAGGAGGTAAGACATGGCGACCTTCATCTGGGCGCCGGACTGGCGAGCGCAGCAGCAGCGGCGGCCGCGGGTTCGGGTGGCGCAGTTCGGCGACGGCTACCAGCAGCGCTCGGCCGACGGGATCAACACCGACCCCCGGGTCTGGCAGCTCACCTTCGGCAACCGCGACGACACCGAGGAGGCGGCGATCGATGCCTTCCTGACCGCACGCGGCGCCCTGGAGGCGTTCGACTGGACGCCGCCCAGCGGCAGCGCCGGCAAGTGGGTCTGCGCGCAGTGGTCGTCCTCGCTGGAGACCTACGGCGCCACCACGATCACCGCCACCTTCGTCGAGGTGTTCGAGCCGTGAGCATCACCGGGGACCTGCACAAGCTCGACGCCGGCGCCTGGGTCGACCTCTACGCGCTCGACCTCACGCCGCTGTCGGGCGGGATCGTGCGCTTCCACGCCGGCACCAACGCGCTGCGCCAGCCGGTGGTCTGGCAGGGCGAGACGTACCAGCCCTTCCCGATCCAGGTGGAGGGCTTCGAGCTGGACGGCTCGGGCAAGATGCCCCGGCCGCGGCTGCGCGTGGCCAACGTCTCCGGCGCCATCTCGGCCCTGGTGCGGCAGTACGACGACTTCGTCGGCATGCGGCTGACCCGCAAGCGCACCATGGTCAAGTTCCTGGATGCGGTGAACTTTCCGGGCGGCACCAACGCCACGGCCGACCCGCTCTCGCACCTGCCCGATGAGACCTACTTTGTCACGCAGAAGACCTCCGAGACCAAGGTGCTGGTGGAGTTCGAGCTGGGCTCGGCGCTCGACCTGCAAGGCGTGATGCTGCCACGCCGGCAGATCGTGTCGGGCATCTGCGCGTGGCGCTACCGCGACGCCGGCACCTGCGGCTACAGCGGCGGGCCGGTGGCCGACCGCTTCGACCAGCCGACCAGCATCCTGGCCCAGGACAACTGCAGCCACACCCTGGCCGGCTGCAAGCTCAGGTTCGGCGCCAGCGCCGTCCTGCCGTTCGGCGGCTTCCCCGGGGCGGGTCAGGTCAGCCGATGACGTGGCAACGCGAGGCCGAGCGGCAGGCGGCCGCAGCGGCCCCTGCCGAGGCCTGCGGGCTCCTGATCGTGCGCCGAGGCCGGCTGCGCTACCTGCCCTGCGCCAACGTGGCCGACGCGCCCCTGGAGCGCTTCCTGATCGATCCCGAGGCCTTCGCCGCGGCCGAGGACGAGGGCGAGGTGGTGGCGGTGGTGCACAGCCACCCGGGCGCTTCGAGCGCGCCGTCGCCGGCCGACAGCGTGGCGCAGCGGGCATCGGGGCTCGACTGGTGGATCCTCGGCGACGATGGCTGGCGCTTCATGCCGGCCCCAGGCGTCAAGCCCTATGCCGGCCGGGCGTTCACCCACGGGGTGAACGACTGCTACTCGCTAATCCGCGACTGGTTCTGGCGCGAGCGGGGTGTGCTGCTGTCGGACTACCCGCGCCGGGACGACTGGTGGGAGCACGGCCAGGACCTCTACCGGGCGCACTTCGCCGAGTGCGGCTTCGTCGAGGTGGCCGAGGCGCGGCCCGGCGACGCGCTCCTGCTGCGCATCGGAGCACCGGTGCCAAACCATGCCGCGATCGTCCTGCCGGGTGGCAGAATCCTTCATCATCTGGCCGGCCGGATCTCCGGGGTCGACACCTACGACCGGCTCTACCGCGAGCGCACCACGCATGTCCTCCGCCACGCCGCAACCGCTGCGCACGATCCGTTTGCTGGGTGATCTCGGCCGGCGGTTCGGCCGCGAGCACCGGCTGGCGGTGGCGTCCCCGGCCGAGGCGATCCGGGCGCTCTGCGTCATCCGGCCGGGCTTTCGGCGCTACGTCGAGAGCCGCGAGCGGTGGTTTCGGGTGCTGGTCCGCAAGGCGCCGGTGGCCGACTTCGAGCGCGAGCTGCACCTCCACCACGACCCGCTGGCGACCTTCACCATCGCCCCGGTGATCGGCGGGGCGAAGTCGAAGTTCTTCCAGATCATCCTGGGCGTGGCGCTGATCGCCTTCGCCGTCATCAACCCCTTGGGGCTGGCGGCGATCTCGGTTGCCGGGACGACGGTGGGCGCCATGGCGATCGGCGCCGGGATCTCGCTGGTGATCGGCGGGGTGGCGCAGCTCCTCGCACCGACGCCCGACTACACCGAGCCGGTCGAGAACCAGCCGAGCTACCTCTTCAACGGCCCGGTGCAGACGACC